CCACTCTTCTTCTGCCAACTTCTTCGCATAAATATAATTCATACGGGCAGTCAGAGCAGCAGTGCCGTAATTAATGGCACCTTGCCCTAAACTGGTGAGCAAGGTACCTCCTACCATTGCCAATGGTGTCATAACTTGGAAGCATTATCATTCAACAATCCAGGACCTCCAGAACCTTCGGGACCTCCAGGACCTCCGGGAGACTTTGCCGGGGTCCTGGTGTCAGTCAGCTCTATATTATCAAGTCTTAACCGAGCTGACTGAACAGCCTTACGGATGCGGTCAAGGTTAAGGAGGTATTCACCTCCTTCTGCCCTGATGATCTTTTCGAGGTCTCCTAAACCTTCAATATAAAGGGGATCATGATAGCCAGCCGTAATCGGCTGACCGCTGGCAAAACGATCTAGCATCTCCCTTACGGTCATAGGGGGCTCCTGGACAGTCATGGAATCCCCAGTGACAGGAGAATAAAACTGTGGCTTATAATCCTCAGAATGCAGTACCTTTTGATTAGTCGCTTTCATTTTGTTGAAAATTTTCGTTTAACATTTCAAGTTTCGCCGCAAGGAGTGCATTGACAAAAAGAATAAATTCATCCCTATCTGCAGGGATAGAGAAATCATAACCAAGCTTAGCAAGCCAAATATCCAATGTGGAAAGGAGCTTAACAAGGTTACGCTGACGATCAGTTAGATCGTCAATGTTAACTTCTACATTTTCAGTTTTCATGATTTTCATTTTTTATTAAGGTTTAGTTAAAGTCAGGAACACCAAAGAGAGGCATAGGCCTCAGTGCATCAACGTTAAAAATAAACTGAGCCACAACATCATCGGCATTAGTTGATGTGACTGCAAAAATACGCTTAGTCTCATCTGGTTGCACAGTGACAAATGACTCATTCAAACCAGGGAGCGTATTAAACTTCCTTGCCAGGTGCCAAAACTCAAGAGTATCACGCATATCACCAGCAACACGCGAAGACGCATATTTATACTCTGCGTACCTCTCCTGATAGCCAAATGTGCCTGAACCCTGCGAACCAGTATAGTAGAGCTCACGAAAATCAATAGTCTGCTCGCCAATATGCGCAAACTCTGGCCAGTACCAATCAAAGCGGTCACGCTTCAAAAAATACTTAGGAATACCTTGATAATACGCACTTTTAGGTTTAATCGAGAATAACACCATGAGAATTCCATGCTCCTCAGATTCAAAAGTATAAGTTTCAAGCGCACCAAGGCCAACGCCCATACCTCGCAAAGAAGCAGCGGGAGATCCCGAGCCAGAAGGGTCAGCATACGTAGTAGGTACTTCACTAATCTTAACAGGAACACGTCCACCACCGATATAGTGAGGGCGTTGCAGCATATAGTTAGAGGCGCGAACGCCGAAATGCGAGAGTAATTGCTCAATGTAGCGATAACCACCTCGTGCGTTCTTTTCAAGAAACTCCTGAAGCTTAACCGCACGCCTTAGATCTGCAATAGTCGTAGCAGTAGTAGCCGTAATACTCTGAATATTATCAATGACGGCATTGGAACTAAAGGCTCCACTACTTCTAGTTATATTACGAGCATCTCCAGTTGATGGATCACCAGACAGAACTGTATCCGCTGCAGGGGGTGTATAGGAAGTAGTATAAATCTTAGCAGGAGTGCGATAGGTGACAGCCGCAGAAATAGCAATAGGCATGGTGACAGCATTACCTCTCTGAGGCCAGGGCAAGGCAGAAGTAAAATAGTCTTTCTCCCATTTCCGACGACGAAGCGTAGTTATCTTTGTCAACTCAGAACCAGTGATAAGACCAGAAGAAAGAGATATATTTAACTCAGATTCTAAGTTAGGATCGCGGAAATAAGTATCATAAATCAACTGATACGCACGATAAGGAAGTGCGTTAATATCCACCGGCTGAGTGACCGAACCTACAACTGGCAAACCAAGATAATCGGATAACGTTCCTTTTTGAAATAAAGAAGCATTTGCATTATTAAGCTGAATATAAGGAACAGCAGGAGCTGCAGTACCATCACGTCCGCCCGTAATAAAATCCTCCCATTGGTTCCAGATTAAACGATAAGGAACAAAGAAAAAATGCATATCAGCGTCAATGCGATGCATAGCCGGACTAATGAGCGGCTGAAATCTGAGCATAAACTCCGACGATAACCTGAACTTGTCACCAGGAACAAGATCGAAAAACGAAACGGGATACAAATTACCCATTTTAAAGGACGCTTTGAGCTCGTGGCTCAAGTCAAAGGAATTCCGCCTTGGGGCCTTCACTTCGACTAATTCAGTAGGCATTATTTGATCTGACATATTAAAGGGTTTTAATTAGTGCAATTTTAAGTTTTTTTGCCGTTTTCTCCAAACGGAATCGTAATATTCTTTCTCATATTGCTTGAGAAGCTCAACCGGATCACAATCCGGGTTCATAACAGCTATCCTATTCAGACGCTCAATATATTGGTCATATTCCTTATCAATCCAATCGAGAGCAAATGCCTGACGTCTAAGGGAGCTAAACAACTTTAACCTAAAGTAACGAGGCATAAAATACCTTTGACCTTCAACAACTATATAAGGAACATTAGCCTCTTTAATTAAGTTCCCATTGACTTCAAGCCATTTACCTCCTATACCTGGTCTTCTGGACATAACCTGAAATAACCTATCAGCACCTTTTGGAACATGATTAATCATCATGATGTAACCTGCCGTATAATTAATGCTGCGAGAAGTAACGCTGCCAATTTTAACATGACCCTTACCCCATACAGTAGAAATCTTATCCACTTGGGTACGGGATAAGTTGAAAAGCAAAGCGTGATAATGCGGACGACCAAAACGAGTACCATACTCAGCAGCAATATAATAGCGAAAGCGACCATATTTCCTAAGACGTTTTAAGAACAGTTGCACATCACGCTTACATACGGACGGAACACCATTTTGGTTATAATAAAGATGATCATCTGAATAAGTTAGGGTAACAAAATAAGCTGATGATGATACCTGCATCTCCTTAGAAAGACGAAGGAACCATTCATGCCTCCGATGGACAAGGCAAGGTACGCACTTTCCGCACCTTACCTGTATGTCCTGGACACCAACCTGAACTTCACCTTCCTTAATAGGAACAGTGATCGGAACAGGCTTTAAACAAGCAGCCATACTATAACCTTATACCTCCTCTGGTTATTAGGCGACGTCTAGTAACTCGTTTAACTTTCTTTGCCATAATTATTTAACTTTAAGTTTAACATAAATTTAAAATTAGCCGACGCTGTTTTATCGGCTGCAATCCCCACCAGCCTAGCTACGCAGCTGGTGCTACACTTCGTTCCGCATCCGCTGCTGCCAGACAGATTGCAGCCGATAACAACAACACCCGAAATCATCTGGGAGTGAATCAATCGAGAAACCATTTTGCAACCTTTTTGAGTATATCACTAATATTAACACCCAACTCAGAAAGAGCTCGCCCAAGATAGCGCATGTACACAGAATCACCAGGGCGAACACCAGTTTCCCTATAAATGCGCTCGTCTATTTCATTAATAGACTTGTTCAATTTCAGCAACTCAGTCTCTATTTCTGTCTTAACTATATTGAGAAACTGCTGCCTAAGATTCTGCTTAGCAGATTCAACCTGATACTTCGTCAATTCAGTTTCGTTGAGCCTTTGCTTAACAAGCTGATCGAAATAACCTTTCTCACTTATCTCATGCGCAATTAATGCCTCTAGTTCCTGCTGCATCCTTGTATATGTACTAGTCTTACTATCCTCAACTATACGATTAATTGCACTCTCTTTGGTCTCCTCCGCTATCTCAGCAGCTATTTCTGCCTGACGAGCTACTGCCTTTTGTTGCCTAATCTGCTCAGAGACAAGTTTATTCTGAAGATATCCAGACCTTAACGTTTGATAAAGGAGAAGATTAGGAGGTAACATATCAAAGGACACATTACCTGCACGATAAGCAGGGGGACTGGCAGCAGTAACTGATGCACCGCCAGAACCATATACCAGATGAGGATTCAAACCAGCCTCTGCAAGCCTTGACATCTGAGCAGCAGGTGCATTATACTTGTTCATCTCTTGCCACATTTGATAGTTCCTGGACCACTCTTCTTCTGCCAACTTCTTCGCATAAATATAATTCATACGGGCAGTCAGAGCAGCAGTGCCGTAATTAATGGCACCTTGCCCTAAACTGGTGAGCAAGGTACCTCCTACCATTGCCAATGGT